AAGGCGGCGTTCGCGGAACAGGCGCAGAAGCTCTGCCGCCTCGGTGCGACGGACCTGGAGCTGGCTGACTTCTTCGAAGTGAACGTTCGCACCATCTATCGCTGGAAGCACACGCACGAGGCGTTTTGTCAGGCGGTCACGTGCGGGAAGGATGCGGCAGACGACCGCGTCGAGCGCGCTCTGTACAATCGGGCGGTCGGCTACAGCCATCCAGCCGTGAAGATCTTCATGCCGGCCGGCGCTGTGGCACCCGTCTACGCCCCCTACGAAGAGCACGTCCCGCCCGACGCCGGCGCCGCCTTCAACTGGCTTAAGAACCGCAAGCCGGACGAGTGGCGCGACGTGAAGGCGCAGGAAATCAGCGGGCCGAACGGTTCGCCGCTCCAGGTGCATCAACTGACGGACAAGGTCTCGGCTCTCCCTGCGGAGAAGCGCGCGGCCATGCGAGCCGCCCTCAAGGCGGCGATGGGAGACGCTGAGAGCTGATGGACGCCGATCTGGCGGACCTGCTGGCGGACAATCCGCGGGCCGCCCTGCACGCGCTCAACTGCGCCGACGCTCGGGACAGCCTGCACGCCTATTGCGGTATGATTGAGATTCCGGGCGCGCCTGTAGGCGAAGAACCGGACGAGGCGGCCGATCTGGACTTTGAGCCGGTCGAAGGCCCGCCGGCTGCGCATCACCGCGCCCTGCTCGATCTGTGCGAGCGCCTCGAAAGGGGCGAGACGCGCCGGGCTATGGTCTTCATGCCGCCGGGGTCTGCCAAAAGCACCTATGCGTCTGTCGTGTTCCCGTCCTGGTACATGGGTAAGCGGAAGCGCCGGAACGTCATCCTCGGAACCTACGGGACCGACCTGGCCCGCAAGATGGGCCGGCGAATGCGGGCGATCATCCGACAGCGCGCCTACCATGACGTCTTCGGGGTCGGGCTAGATCCTGAGAGCCGGGCGGCCGACGAGTTCGCCCTGTCCAACGGTAACGAGTTCATGGGCGGGGGTCTGTTGTCCGGGATCACGGGCAACCGGGCCGATGGCATCGTGGTCGATGACCCGTTCAAGAACCGACAGGACGCGGATTCGGAGACCATCCGACAGCGGACGGCTGATGAGTTTGACGACACTGTCCGGACGCGCCTGAAGCCCAATGGCTGGGTGTTGATGATCCTCACTCGCTGGCATGAGGGCGACTTGGCCGGCCGAATCCTGCCCGATGGCTGGGACGGCGAGAGCGGGCGGTTCCTCTGCAAAGACGGGCTGGAATGGGAAGTCCTGTGCATCCAGGCGGAGGCGGGCGAAGGCGACCCGCTCGGGCGGGCGCCGGGCGAGATGCTCTGGCCTGAATGGTTCGGGCTCGATCCGGACATGTGGACCGCGGCGCGGAGCAATCCTCGGACCTGGTCGGCGCTCTACCAGCAACGGCCCTCGCCCCTACAGGGGACGTTCTTTCAACGCCATTGGTTCCGCCGCTATCGACCGGCGGATATCGAGGGCCTCAATCTGCGCAAGTACCTGTCGAGCGATCATGCGCCGACCGATGGCGAGGACAGCGACCCGACGACGTGTCGCGTCTGGGGCGTCGATCAGGGCCGCGACCTGTATCTGGTCGATGGCTTCTCGCATCGGGCGACCATGGACATAACGGCCGATATGATCGTGGGGAACCTGCGAGACCAGCAGCGCGATCCGGACCGTGCGGCGGTTGAAGGTCTGATCCGCAAGCACAAGCCCTTCGCCTGGTTCCCGGAAGACGACAACAACTGGAAATCGGTCGCGGGCTTCGTCCGGCGCAGGATGCGCGAAGAGGGCGTCTTGACCCGTATCGAGCCGATCTCGCCACACGGCGGGGACAAGGCGGCCAAGGCGCAGGCGTTTCAGGGCATGGCGGCGATGGGGCGCGTGTTCATCCCTGTCGGGCCTGAGGGTGACGCGATCATCGATCAGTTCGTGAAGTTCCCGGCTGCGGCCCATGACGAAGAGGTCGATTGCGCCGGGATCATCGGACGGGCCATCGACATGGCGCACCCTGCCATTGTCCAGGCTCCAAAGCTGGCGCCCGTGCCTGTCGGTGTGCGGGAAGCGACGTTCGACCAGATGCTGGCCAATCAACGGCCGGCCGACGAACGCATCCGCTAGAGCGGGGCTCCGCTAAGCGGGGGCGCGCGGGCCGTATTCTGCGCCCATGGCCTATCCCGACGAAACCGCCGACGCTGCAACCGATGCGCCTGATGAGGGGGCGGCCAAGGCCCGCGAGTGCGCGGCGCGTTGGATCGCCGACCTGGGCGCGTCGGAGCTGGCCATGCAGAAGTGGCTGTCTCGGGCGAAACAGGTCTGGAAGCGCTATTCTGCGGACTTTGAGACCAGCGACAGCAAGCGCCGCTATGCGATGCTCTGGGCGACAACCCAGACCATCTGGCCGGCGGTCTATGCGCGGCCTCCTGAGCCTGTGGTGGGGCGCCGGTTCAAGGACGCTGACCCGGTCGGGCGTGCGGCCTCTGAGATCCTCGAACGGGCGCTGGCCTACAGCATCGACAAACAGGACCTGGACGGCGTCCTGCGCGCTTGCAGCCTCGACTATACGCTGATCGCCCGGGCGCAGACCTGGGAGCGATACGTTCCCCATCGCGGCGATGCGGTGACGGAGGAAGTGCAAGTCCAGCTCACCAATGACGTCGGCCCGACGTACAGCGATGACGAAGGGCGCGAGTACGAGCCCGACGAGGTCGAAGAGCGCGAGGACGGCTCGGCGGTGGCGGCCTCGACCTATGAGCCCATCGTCTATGAAGAGGCGGTGACGGACTACGTCCATTGGGAGGACTTCGGCTTCGGGCCTGCCCGGACCTGGGAAGAGGTCCCTTACGTCTGGCGCCGGGTCTATATGGACCGGGAACAGCTCAAAGAGCGGTTCGGCGCGGAGATCGGCGGGAAGGTCCCGCTCGATTGGGGCCGCGAAGAGCGCCCGGACGAAGAGGACCGCACGGCCAAGGCGGCGGTCTATGAAATCTGGTGCAAGCGCACCCGGCGCGCCTACTGGATCAGCAAGAGCTGGGCGGAAGGCCCGTTGGATGATCGGGCCGACCCCCTGGGCCTGGATGGCTTTTTCCCCTGCCCTCGGCCGCTCTTCGGGACGCTGTCGGGCAAGTCGCTGAATCCGGTTCCGGATTACATGCAGTATCAGGATCAGGCCGAGGAGATCGACAAGCTCACGGCTCGGATCGGCGAGCTGCAAGAGGCGCTCAAGGTCCGGGGCTTCTATGCCGCGGCCGATGGCGAAGACCTGAACAACCTGCTTTCGGCGGCGAACAATACGCTGATCTCGGTCATGTCCTGGCAGTCCATGCAGGACAGCGGCGGCCTGGGCCGGCGCATCGAATGGTGGCCGATTGAACAGGTGATCACGGCGCTGCGCGAGTGTGTGACGCAGCGGGGCGTCCTGATCTCGGACGTCTATCAGATTACGGGCGTCTCGGACATTATGCGGGGGGCGAGCGACCCGCGCGAGACCGCCGCGGCGCAAGGCTACAAGGTCGGCTTTGGCTCGCTGCGCATCCGTGATCGTCAGAACGAGATGCTCCGGTTTGCGCGCGATGTGCTGCGCATCAAGGCCGGGGTTATCGCCGAACACTTCGGGATCGAAACCCTGCGCGCGGTGACGGGCGTCCAGCTTCCGACAGAGGCTGAGAAGGCCGCTCTCGGGGCCGCGATGCAGCAAGCCGCGCTCCTGGCGCAGTCTGGCCAGCAGGGGCCGCCCCTGCCGCCGAACGCGGCGGAGATCATGGCCGCTCCGACCTGGGAGCAAGTCCAGGCCCTGTTGCGCAACAATGCCATGCGGGCGTTCCGGATCGACGTCGAGACGGACTCGACCATCCAGCCGAACGAGAGCGAGGAAAAGGCCAGGGCGACGGAGTTTATGACCGCCATCGCGGGCTATTTCGTCCAGATTGGGCCGCTCGTTGAGGCGGTGCCTGAAACGGCGCCCATGTTCGCAGAGATCGCCAAATCGACCGTCCGGCGGTTCCGCGCTGGTCGCGAACTGGAAGCGATCATCGAAAGCACCATGGACAAGGTCGCGGCGGCGGTAAGCCAGCAGGGGCCGCCTCAAGGCCAGGCTGGGCCGCCCCCTCCGCCCATAGACCAGGCGCCGGTCCAGGTGGCGCAGATCAACCTGCAACGCGAACAGGTCAAGCAAGCCGGCGAAGGCCAACGGGTCGCGGTCCAAGCGCAGCTCGCCCAAAGCGAGATGCAGCTTAAGGCGGGCGATCAACAACTGAAGGTCGCCGCGATGCAGCGCGATCCCTTCCCGCAAGCGATGGCTTAAGGAGCAATAGCCGTGAACGACTCTCTCAACGGGCTTCAATTTGCAGCCGCCCAGGTTGCCCTAGGCCAGAGGGGCATGGGCGACAGTGGCGTCGATGCTGTCACCGGCGCGTTCACCGCGACGGGGCAAAGCGGCCCGTTTCGCCCTCAAGCCGGCCGACCGTTCAACCTGTCCATCTGGGGCACGTTCACTGGGACGATCGACCTGGAGCGGTCCTTTGACGACGGCTCGACCTGGCTGAAGTGTTCCCGCGACAGCGCCGGGACCACGGCCAGCTTCACCGTCGCGGCCTCGGTTGTGGTCGAGGAGCCGGAGGCCGGCGTCCTCTATCGCCTGAACGCCACAGCCCTGTCGTCTGGGACTGCGAACTATCGGATCAGCCAATAGATGCTCATCCGTGGCGTTGTATCTAGCCCTGTCAGGGGGGTTGTGGGGTCGGGGTTTGGGGAGGATGTGCCCTCCGAAACCACCACAATTGATGGCGCTCTCGCGCTCTTACTGCGCGGTCCCGACAGCGAGCCCCTTCAAGGCCCTGACGGGCAATATCTCTATACAAGGAGCGCCTAATGGTGCGGTTGATCGACTCCAACGATGTTGCCTTCGGGCGCGGCCTGACCAACCCGCAGGGCTTGAACCGCTTTCAGAAGGCGCTAGCCGCCGCAGAGCGAACCCCTGCACGCATCGTCTTTACGGGCAACAGCGTGTTCGATGGCGTCAGCACCGACGCAACCACGACGCCGCCAGACGCAGACATGGACCTTTATGGTTCGGCAGGTGTGCTTCGCGCGCTGTTTTCCCGCCAGTTCGGCGCACCGATGGCCGGGGCGATCCCGGCGGCCGACACACGCTGGACCCTCACGGGTACAGGCCCTGCGTCGAGCGGGACGACCGTCTCCGGTCCCGCTGGCGGCAAATCCCGCATCATGTCCAACACAGCCGAGCTTTCCGTTACCACGCCGGAATGCACGAGCATCGACTTGTACCATTACGCCAACACCGGCCTCGGCGGCTTCACATATTCTATCGACGGCGGCGCGCCGGTTGCCGTCTCCGGGGCTTCGCCCTTCGGCTATGTAAAGACCACAATCGACGGGCTCGCCGCGACGACGCACACCGTCGAGATCGTGGCGACCGCTGACCTCTGCTACTTCGCGGGCCTTGAATACCATTCCGGTCGCGGGGTGATCGTCGCCAAATATGCGCGCTCAAGCTGGGGGCTGAAGGACTCCTACGGAACCGGGATCAGCAGCTCCGGCGCGTCAGCGGGCGGCCGGATGCGCGCCAAACAGGGGTACGCGATGGGCAATCCGCACCTCGTCACGCTGGGCTGGGTTCGGAATGACTGGAAGGGTCACGTTGCGACGCCCTACACGCCGACTGCTTATGTGGCCGACCTTGAAGAGATTTACGGATACGTCGTCGCTGGCGGCGGTTGCATCCTGATCACAGGCGAGCCCGACGATCGAAACAACCTCGCGCCCTTGAACGGCGGCCCCTACACGCTAGACGAGTTCCAGAACGCCGCGAAGACATGGGCGGCCTCCAAGGAACACGCCGCCTTCATGTGGGTCAAAGAGCAATGGGGGACGTGGGCCGAGGGGCAGGCCCTTGGCCTCTATCGGAACGGAACCGACGAAATCCACCCTGGGGCCATCGGGCAAGGCGATGTCGGGCGGATGATCTACCAGATGCTGACGGGCCATCACCGTTACAACTGACCCCAAGCCCCCTGACACCGGGGCGCATCCGTTTGCACGGCAGGAGCGCCAATGGCCCCGATTCACATCTCATACAGCGCGAACAAGCGCAGCATCGGCGCCGTCTAAGCGCCTCCCGTCCTGCCCGATAATAGCCGCATGGCAAATCTAACTCCCGATCAGCTCACGTCGGCGACCAGCGCGGGGACTGGCGATCTCCTGTTGGTCTATCCGCCTGCGGGTCCGCTCAAAAAGCTGACTTTCGGGACGTTCCTGGCGCAGGTTCTGTCCGGCCTGGGCGGTACGGTTCTGACCGTCGCCAGCAACCTATCGGACCTTGCCTCGGCCTCGGCTGCACGCGCGAATCTGGGCCTGGGGACGGCTGCGACACTGGCGCAGTCGGCCGTGTTCCAGGTGGCGAACAACCTGTCTGAGGTCGCCAACGCCGGGACGGCGCGGACGAACATCGGGGCCGCGGCCTCGGCCTCGCCCACCATAACGGGCGGCATGACCTTTTCGGGCTCGTCCAGGGGCAACGTCCAGGCTGTGGCCTCGACGGACATTGACGCCTCGCTGGCGGAGATCTTCACCAAGTCGATCAGCTCGAACACCACCTTCACCTTCTCTGGCGCGACGGCGTCGAAGGCGCAGGCCTTTGCGCTGAAGCTGACCATCTCCAGCGGGGCTGTCCCGACCTGGCCGGCGTCGGTGGATTGGGCCTATGCCACGGCTCCGACCCTCGGCAACGGGGTCCATTGGCTCGGCTTCCTGACCGATGACGGCGGGACGACTTGGTACGGCTTCCTCATGTCGGCGAACATCGGGTGAGCATTCGCCGCTTCATCCTCATGGCGTCGGTCGATCCGTTCCGGCCTGAGACGCGACAGCTCCTGGCGCGGATGACGACGCAGCCGAGTCTGGCCCGCGCCACGCTGATAGACCAGACCATCCGGGGCCTGATCGACGCCGGCCTGTGGGCCAAGTTCGATATCCTGTACTTCCTGGCCGCCCATGATGCGCAGGCGGCCGGCCTCAACTGGAAGGCCGACGAGTTTGGCCTGACGGTCCAAAGCGGCTCGCCTACCTTCACCGCAGACGGCGGATATCGCGCCAATGTCTCGACGCTCTCGGGCGTGCTGACTACGGGCTGGGCGCCGATCTCGTCGGCGGTGAATTGGGCGCTCGGGGACGCGGCGCTGTCGGCCTGGGGTGATGACAGCGGGTCCTCGACCGATGGCGGCGCTCTGGTCTCGGCCGGCGCCGCGGCGATTGTCAGCCCCTACGGCTCGGGCTCGTCCGATGGCCAGACGGTGGTCGGCATCAATCAATCGAACGCCGTTGCGATCACGGCGCCCGCGACGCCGCCTGTCGGCCTGATCACGGGCACGCGCGAGGGCGGCGAGGCGAAGATCTACTATAACGGCGATTTCGTGCAGAACCTCTCGGGCTCGGAGACGGGCCTTGCGACGTCGGCCGTGACCATGCTGAACGCCTCGGCCTTCCGGCTGCGGTTCGCGTCTGCCGGCGCCGGTCGGGATGCGGCGGCGGAAGAGGCCCTATACGACATTGTCGCGGCCTATATGGCGGGGCTCTGATGGAGCGGTCTCAGTATCTCGCGCGAGCCCTGGCGGAGATGGAGCCGACCCGTAGCGTGATCCTGCCGCCGATGGGCGATCTGTCCAGCATGAAGGCGCAGGCGGAGGCGTCGGCGGCCTGGGAGGCGGCCAATCCGGGCAAAAGCCGGATGGGCGCCCAATTCCAGGAGTTCGGGCAAAACCTGCAAGGGGCGCCGGGCCGCATGGCGACGTCCGGCCAAGCCCTGCTCAAGGCCATGGGCGGCTTCTGATGACAGCCAACTAAGCGAGGGCTGCGCCCGTCCATAATCATCGGACTTGGGGAAGAGGTCCGACTATGGCTCGAATGACGTATGTCCTGCGCGACGGGGAGCTGGTGCCAAAGCACCTGGCCGCGCCGCTGCATGACGAGCGCGCCGCCCCCTATGTGATTTCGGACGGGATGGACCCGATCCGAAGCCAGGCGGACGGCCGCATCTACGACTCCAAAAGCCAATACGAGCGCTCGGTGCGGGCGCATGGCGCGGAGATCGTCGGCAATTCTGCGCTGCCGCCAAGTCGCGGCTTCACCATGCCATCGGTGCGCGAAGACATGCGCCGGGCAATCGAACAACTCGGCGGCTAGGGGGAAGCCATGAACCACGAAACCGACGACCTGCGCGCGACGCTCGAAGCGGCCTTCGGAGGCGGCTCCGTCTCCGCCGATGCTGGCGCGCCTGCCGATGACGTCCAGGCCGACGCCGGGGCGCTCCAGGCCGACAATGAGGGGGCTCAAGCCAGTGGGGGCGCGGAAGACCGCGAAGCCGCTGGTGAGCCCGCCAAGGCTCCGGAAGGGGCCGAACAGATTGCAGTCGAAGAGGCTGCGGCGATTGCGGAACCTCGCGAAGGCGAGACGACCCGTGCGCCGCATTCTTTGCCCGCACCCGTCAAGGCCAAGTGGTCTTCTCTCGACCCCGACGTGCGCGCTGCGTTCGTCCGGCTCGAAGAGAGTACCCAGGCGGCGAAGGGCGAGTGGGCGCAGAAGGCCGAACGGCTGAACCGCCTGGACGGAGTCCTGGCGCCACGTCGAGAGATGCTCAAAATCAGGGGCTTGGACGAAGCCCAGGCGATCCAGTCGCTATTCGCGGCTCAGGATCTCCTGGAGCGCAACCCCCTGGAAGGGCTTTCCTACCTGGCGCGCTCCTTCGGCGTGAACCTCGCGCAAATGGCGCAGATGAGCGGTCAGGGACAGGGAGCGCCGCAGCAGGCGCTGCCGCCTGCGCACCTGCAACCCATCCTGCAACAGGTCCAGACCCTGCAACAGCAGCTCAACGCCCGGACGCAGGCCGACGAGGCCGCACGCCTGGGCGAGGCGACGTCGCAAATCGAAGCCTTCCGGAACGACCCGGCCAATCCGTATTTTGACAACGTCAAGCCGCGGATGCAGGCCCTGATCGCTTCGGGCCAAGCCTCGACGCTGGCTGAAGCCTATGAGACGGCTTGCTGGGCCGACCCTGAAATCCGCCCGCTCCTCATTCAACAGAATCAGGCGCAGGCGCAGGCGAAGGCTCAAGGCCAGGCGGAGCGCGAACGCGCCGCCCGGGCCAAACAGGCTGCGGGGTCTGTCACCGGAGCGCCCGGCGGAGCAACGAAGCTCACGCCGGCCGGCTCCACCGGCTCAATCAGAGATGATCTCCGGGCGGCCTGGGACTCCCACGCTGCCTGAACACAAGAGGGCCTGACGCATGCCGTCCCCCAATCTGTCTGAAATCGTGACCACGACCCTGCGCAACCGCTCGGCCAAGCTGGCTGACAACGTCTCCAACTCGAACGCCCTGCTCTACAAGATGAAGCAGCGCGGCTCGATCAAGCCTGTCTCTGGCGGTCGGACCATCGTCCAAGAGCTGGAGTTCGCCGAGAACAGCACTTACAAGCGCTATTCCGGCCATGAGATCCTCAACACGTCGCCTTCGGACGTGCTGAGCGCCGCCGAGTTCGACTGGAAACAGGCCGCCGTCGCCATCACGGCTTCCGGCCTGGAAACCGACGTCCAGAACACCGGCGCCGAACAGGTCCTGGACCTCCTGGAAGG